GGCCTACAGGATTATGTTCGTCAGGTCTGTTTAACTCCTGCACCCTCAAAAGGTAAATAAGCCCATGTATACCACTACCGCACTCATTGCCTGGGCGCTGATTGCGCTTGTTACTGGTTTCGCCGCTGGCTGGCTGGTGGGCCTGTTCCGCTGGAAAAACAGCCCGTTTAAAGCTGAGGCCGAATCAACAGCCATTCGTGACGGCTGGCACGATGTAGAGCAGCGCTTTCAGGCGCAAATTGACGAACTGAAAAGCAAACTGGATGAGCAGGCCGTGTCTCAACCACAGGGGGCGCAGAGTGAAGCGCCAAAAAAGATTTAACCGACGCCTGGAAAAATGACCGGGCTTTACCCATAAAAGAGGAAGTAAAGATGTCCGAACCACTGTATGACGGTGCTACCGCGACCACGGCACAGCCGGTCACAACAGCAACCGATAAAACTGATGCCGTACTGGCAAAGGTGAAAGAACTGCTGAAAGTGGCAGGCCATGACGTTGATACTGTATTCGACGATGTGGCTTCACTGGCTAAAAAGCTGGTGTAATCATCACAAGGCGCATTTACGAGTGCGCCTGATGATGAAAAAAAGGCCCCAGCAGGACCCAAACTTGCGGATAAAATTTCTTATTGTTTCGGTCACGTTAGCTATTGGGTTATGCATCGCAAGCGTAAGCGGTGGGTTTTATGATTTTTTTTGGCGAGATTTAAGTTTCGCTATAACCCCCGAGAATTTTTCGCCGCTGTTGTGGAGGGTGAAAGCATTAGTGGCAGTGATATAATGCTCATGCCAAAAGGCATAATATCTCAGGGTGAATCATGAAAGACGGAATCTATAAGCTGATTTTCAACACAAATGTTAATAAAAACGGGACGCTTGATGGCATTGTAGTTGTCCAAAACGGAAAAATTAATGGCGGCGATTATGTTTGTATCTATAAGGGTTCGGTCAATGGGAAAACGGCCTCAGTAAAGTCAATTCCCTATAACAAAAATGATACAACTGCTTTTAATGGCCACTCGGTGTTAGATCTTGAGATTCAAATTGAAGATCATACGAGCCATTACTTGTTCAAGGGGCATCTGAAAGGAGATATGTCTCAAACTATTTTTGGGCAGTTGAACTTCTTAAGCGAACTTGCCTGATAAGCAAATACGAACCGCCTTCGGGCGGTTTTTACTTTGTACTAAAAATTGCATTCACTGATTCCACTTTTCAGCATAAACACAATTAATCAACGGCTGGTGGATATATGGCGGGATTAAAAGACCTTACATCGCAACTTCAGTCGCTTAAGAAGCAGATGCCTTTTGCCCTATCGCAGGCGCTGACCAGTGTTGCCCGAGATATTGCGGAAGCAGAGAAAACAGCCCTAACCCGCCGTCTTGAGTCGCCAACGCCGTTTACAGTGAATGCAGTAGGATCGACAGGGGCGCGTAAGAATAACCTTCAGTCTAAGGTTTTCGTAAGAGACATCGCAGCCAGTTACCTTGAGCCTTTTGAATTCGGCGGCCAGCACAAGCTTAACAGTAGTGCGCTGCTTAATCCGAAAAACATCAAGCTGAACAAATACGGGAACTTGCCACGAAATAAGCTTAGCCAGTTGAAGGCAAAAGATAACGTCTTCATCGGCGAAGTGGGAAGCCGTAACGGCGTTTTCCAGCGCGTTAAGTCCAGGAAAGGCAAAAAGGCTAAAAAGCGCCTGAAGCGTTCGGCTAATGGCACGCGCAGGGAGCGTGAGAAGTCTCCCGCACCAAAGCTACTGATACAGTTCGGTAATGCGCTGCCTGTCAAACCAGTACTGGGGTATATGGACAGGGCTGAAAAAATGGCCGGTGCATTGATGCCGGTGGCGCTGAGTGCTGCAATCAGCCAGGCGCTGAGAACGGCAAAGTAATTTATCTGTTTATGAGGTTCTGCAAAGATGGTGTGATCAAAATCTCTCTCATAACAGCAAATGGATAAATGTCAATGAACGTGAAAGCGATTGAACTTTGTGTTGCGGCCCTTTCACGTTGTCAGCTAGCCAGATAACTGCTGGTTCCGTATCAATGATGCGAAGCCTGAAAGTAAAAAAATCACCTTTCTTGAGCAGAAAGAGGACTATGATGATGTCCAAGTTCAATGACTGGTACAACGCGGCGACGTGTCCGGTTGGCGCGGTATGGACTACACTAAGCGTGATAGCAAAAGCATCCTAAACGTCGAAGCGATCCTCAGTAATTCAGATCAGGTCAGGATTTTTCGGACTTACAACTGTCAAAAGATGGTCTAACCTAAAGTTTATGGGGCCACTGACGATAAAAAACTTAGGTTGACTGATTTGCCCTTTGTACTCAAAATGCCTCCTTCTGGCTTTCATCGTCAGTTATGAATCTACGTACATGTAAAAGTGAGAAGTTGTGAACCAGCCTAAAAGGGAACGTGCTAACGATATTGCGGCGACAAATCGCATTATCAAAATACTCAATCCTTACCTTTTCTTTGAGAAAGAAATGTCTGAGTTCATTTCTCAGAGGATGGCAACGCAGATTGAAGAAATTAAGGATGATGGTCTTAAAGCTGTAGCACATGGTAACTTATGTTTCGCATTGAACAATGCGGAATTGGGTACTCAAGACATGGAGAGGGCTCTGGTTCTAACTGGTGGTGACACTATCACTTGGCTCTCATTTATGCAGTGCACTTTTTGGCGAATGGGGCCAGTTGAAGCTGCAAAAATCGCGAAAAGAGGCTTCAAGGATGTTGTCAGCCCCGCATTCTTAAGAGATGCTTCGTATTACGCTGCTGCATCAGCAGATTATGACTTTGTGAAAGAATTGCACGATCAACTAGTTAAGATGAAGAAGCTTGATGAGATGATTCCCGAAAATGGGGGGCAACGACAAATCATGGAAAAAGCATTAGCTTGTTACGAAATGGCGAGCAAGGCGGGCAAAACAGAGGTTGTGAAAGCATTAGCTGAAATCATGTGTTCCCAGCTGACATTAGGTCAACAGTTACAAGCAGAAAACCGATTAATAAATGTCTCAGAAAATGAGTACGAAAATTCATTTATTCTAGAGTTTTCAATAAATAATTCGACACCTAAAGAATGTTCAAAAATGAATCTTGAACTTATATCTAAACGTGTTGATGCTGAGATTTTTGACTGGGAAATTGGTTGTGTCTTTGTCTCTAAGGAACATGGAAGCCCTGCAGATGCCTGTAATTCCAAATGATTTTTTAATGTTAGCTCAAAATTTTACGAGCTCTTGTGATGAAATTCAGCTGAGGAATTCTGTCAGCAGAGCTTATTATGCTGGTTACCTGCATGTGGTCTCACGGATAAAGTCAGCGGGCATCAATTTAGTGACCACTCAGACTGGTTTTCATGACAAATTGATTCATACACTTAATTCAAATGGGTGTAGCAAGCTAAACGGCGGCATGACCCCCAAAGAACAGTATGAGCTTGCAGGTGTATTGAGTTTATCAAAACAGCTTAGAACTAAGGCTGATTACTATCTAGACGAAACGATAACTCAATTCGATAAAGATTCAGTTATAACAAATACTTACGAAATTTACCGTTTGGTTCCTTAAAACTCATTTTCACATTAAAAACTCGCTTCGGCGGGTTTTTTTTATGCCCGGAGAAAAGCAAATGTCTGTAACACCTCGGTCTCTGGCTGGTGGAGAAGAACAGGCAATGAAAGTCCTCTCAGACACCATCTTTTCAATGCTGCACGTTTTGATCCCCGGCATCATTGAGTCATTCGACCCTAAATGCCTTGAACTCGGCGACGACTACCTTGAAAGGTAATGATTGTTCCGTTTTCCGGCCCTGAAAAGAATCTTTTATGAATATGATAATCATTATCAATTTAATGGGTCCCTCCTGAGACCCTTTTATTTCACGGGCATTGCGCGCCGCGTTCTCCGGCTAGCTACGAACTTTTGAAATTTGGGTAACAGGTAACAGCCAGGGTAACACATGAATCAGTCCGATTTTGCAAAGTTACACGGAGTCAGCCGTAAGACGGTGACCACGTGGAAGGCCCGTGGCTGGCTGGTTCTGGACGGTGAAGAGATAAATGTTGATGCCTCAAACGCCCTGATCGAGCGCTTCCGTAAAACTGTTACCCGACCTGAAAAAAAAGTACCAGGTAACAGCCAGGGTAACAAAACGGGTAACAAGTCAGGTAACAGACAGGGTAACAACGCGAAGGGTAACAAATCCGCTCAGACCCGTGAGGAGGATCGCGCCGAATCGGCTTCGAAAGTCGTCGAGCGCATCATCAGTGAAAACGGTCTGGAAATGACGCTGGATGAAGCGCGCCAGATGAAGGAAAACTATCTGGCCCTGCTGACCCAGCTGGAGTACGACATCAAGTCCGGCCAGGTTCTCCCCTATAAAGACATGATCGCCGCTGTCGGTCAGGAATATTCACGCATGCGAACACGCCTTATTGCCATTGCACCTGAACACGGTCCTCGCCTGCGGGTGCTTGCCTCAACCACCAGTGATGCGGAGTTTGTTGCAGCGCTTCAGGAGGTGGTTCATGAGGCAATGGAGGAGTTAAGCCTGGATGAAAATGATAAACGAGGGCCTCAGTAACTCCGCAGCATGGCATAACTTCAGCGGTGAGTTGACCGCAAGACGCAGTGATATCCGTCCCCCTCTGCCGCTGTCCCTGAGCCAGTGGGCCAATACTTACGCCGTCCTGTCAAAAGAGACCAGTGCCCAGACCGGGCGGTTTCGCTCGTTTGGTTATCAGGACGGCATGATGGACGCCATTACCGATCCGCACGTGACCCAGGTGTCGGTGATGAAATCGGCCAGGGTGGGCTATACCAAAATACTCGACCACGTGGTCGGTTATTACCTGCAGCACGATCCGTCTCCGATTCTGGTCGTTCAGCCCCGCGTTGAGGATGCTGAAGACTACAGTAAGACCGAAATCGCGCCCATGCTGCGCGATACGCCGGTGCTGGCCGCCATTACCGGTGACAG